TTTTTTTTATATAAATATACAATAAATTAAAATGTATTTCAAATTTATTAAAAATGTATATTTATATATAAATGTAATATAATGGCAGAAGGTTTTACATATGGGGTTGATTTTCCTTTTGATACATCATTAAGGGGTGATGCTGTTAAAATGACAGAGAGTGCATCAGATGAGATTAGGGCATCTTTATTGCATTTATTATTAACAAGAAAAGGTAGCAGATATTATTTACCAGATTTTGGTACAAGGTTATATGAATTTTTATTTGAACCATTGGATATTGTTTCATTTGATGTTATTGAAACTGATATTAGGGAATCAATTGCCAAATACATACCAAATTTAGTTATAAATAAAATAACTATTGAACCATTAAATCAAGATGAAGAAGTCCAATCAACAAGATTAAGTGTTGATGATGTTGGATTAAGTTCAAGAGATAAAGTTTATCGTTCCCCAGGCAATGGTACTTATCAAAATACTGCAAAAATAAAAATAGAATATACCACAAATAATAATAGTTTTGCTGGTAGTGAATTTGTTATAATAAATATATAATATGTCAGATAGAAAAATATCATATGGTGTTAGGGATTTTCAAAGCATAAGAACAGAATTAATAAATTATGTTAAGGCTTATTATCCTGATTTAATAAATGATTTTAATGATGCTTCAATATTTTCTGTATTCCTTGATTTGAATGCAGCAGTAGCAGATAATTTGCATTACCATATTGATAGAAGTTTGCAAGAAACTGTTTTACAATATGCACAACAAAAGTCATCAATATATAATATTGCAAGAACCTATGGATTAAAAATACCTGGGCAAAGACCATCTTTAACTTTATGTGATTTTTCAATAACTGTTCCAGTATTTGGGGATAAGCCAGATGCAACTTATGCTGGTGTTCTTGAAAGGGGGGCACAAGTTTTGGGTAATGGAATTATTTTTGAAACAATAAATGATATTGATTTTTCATCTGATTATGATGGACAAGGTGTTCCAAATAGAACAGTTATACCAAATAAATTAAATAATATTATTATTAACTATACATTAACAAAACGTGAGCCAGTTATTAATGGTGTTACAAAAGTATTTAAGAGGGTTATAACAGCATCTGATGTTAGACCATTTTTTGAATTATTTTTACCAGATAAGAATGTTTTGGGTATAACAAGTGTTTTACTTAAAGATGGGCAAATAAATACAATTCCCCCATCTTCAGATTTCATAAGTGATACCAATAAATGGTATGAGGTTGATTCTTTGGCAGAGGATAGGGTTTTCATCATTGACCCAACAAAAGATACAGGAAATGCCAGTATAAAGGTTGGTAAGTATATTCAGACAGATAATAGATTTGTGAGTGAATTCACCCCAGAAGGATTTAAGAAATTAACATTTGGTAATGGGGTTAATACAGCATTGGAGCAATTAAATCAATTTACAACAACAGGTCAATTACCAACATTACAAAATTATTTGAATAATTTTTCATTGGGTAGAACATTAAAGCCTAATAGTACATTATTTGTTCAATATAGAGTTGGGGGTGGATTGAATACCAATCTAGGGCCAAATACTATTAATCAAATTGGAATTAATTCTTTTAGAATAAATGCTGGAAATCCGGCACAAGAATCTTCTGTTATTAATTCATTGAGGGTTAATAATTTATTTCCAGCCATTGGTGGTGCTGGATTACCAACAACAGAAGAGGTTAGGAATTTTGTATCATTTAATTTTGCAGCACAAAAGAGAGCAGTCACAATTAATGATTATGAGGCAATTATTAGAAATATGCCATCTCAATTTGGGTCACCAGCAAAGGTTGCAGTTCAAGAAGTGGACAATAAAATCCAGATTCTTGTATTATCTTATGATTCAAATGGAAAATTAATTTCAGATAATTCAAAATTCTTAACAGATAACATTGCAAATTATTTATCAAATTATAGAATGATAAATGATTATATTGTTGTATCATCAGCAAAAGTGATTGATGTTAGTGTTGAGGCTTCAATTACAATACCCCCAGGCTTCACATCAAAAGATATTATAAATAATGTAATTTCAACAATTAATGGATATTTCATTCCACAAAGCATTCAGTTAGGTGCTGACATTAATGTATCTGAAATCAAGAGTAGCATTCAAAAATTAAATGGGGTAATTTCAGTATCTGATTTGGTTTTCACCAATCAAGTTGGGGGTAATTATTCTGGGGGTGAAACATCAATGCCATATTCAAATGCTGCAAACAGAACTATTGCTGCAATTGATGAAACTATTTTTGCTGAACCAAATGAAATATATCATATAAGATATCCAGAAAAAGATATTAGAGTTAAGGTGAAGACAAATAATGGTTTAACAATAGGTTAATTTATTTATTTTATTGCAATATTCTTTATAAGTTATAAATAATGTATAATAAAATATTTATAATCAATAAAGAATATAATGCAAAATAATTTTAGAATTAGAACTGAAATTGGTAGAGATAAAATTGTCAATTTTCAGTTGGATCAAAATATTGAATTCCTTGAAATTTTATCTTTTAAAATAAGACAGTCTGATGTATACACATTAGACTGTGCCAATTATGGTGTTGTTGTTGGAAGGGTAACAGCAAATAATGGTTTTGGCATTCCAAATGCTAGGGTATCAATTTTTATTCCATTAAGTGATGAGGATTCTGATAATGAGTTCATTACATCAATATATCCATATAAGACTATAACAGAAAAGAATGAAGATGGTTATAGGTATAATTTATTACCATATAAACCATCATACCCCGGGCATATTGCAACTGGAACATTCCCCACACTTGATGATGTTATGTTTGATGGTCAAGCCATTGAGGTTTATGAGAAGTATTACAAATATACAGTAAAAACAAATTCAAGTGGGGATTATATGATATTTGGTGTACCAGTTGGTAGTTATAGCATTTTAATGGATTTGGATTTATCAGATATGGGGGAATATTCATTAACACCCCAAGATTTGATAAGAATGGGTATAGCAACTGAAGGACAATTTGATAATAATCAATATCAACAATCAACAGATTTGAGTTCTTTGCCCCAAATTGTGTCAATAACAAAAGGTATTACCATTTCACCATTATGGGGGGATCCTGAAACTTGTGATTCTTCTATTAATAGATCTGATTTTGATTTAAGGGATGATTTAAATATTGATATACAGCCAACTGCAATATTTATTGGGTCAATATTTAGTACATCATCAAATAAAAGAATACGTTCAAATTGTAAACCAAAAGATGATTTTGGTAATTTGTGCGGGTTAGAAACTGGTCCAGGTAGTATATTAGCAATAAGACAAACATTAAATAAAGATGAAAAAGGGTTGCCTATATTAGAAACATATAGAGTAGGTAATGTTATTGATTCAGATGGTTCTTGGGTTGTTGAATTACCTATGAATTTAGAATATGTTATTACAAATGAGAATGGAGATAAGATAATAACCAATGACCCAACCATAGGAATACCAACAAAAGGTAAATATAGATTTAAGATTAAATGGGAACAATCCACAAAGATAAGTGAACAAACAAAAAGAGCATATTTTCTTGTTCCAAATATTAAAGAATATGGATGGAATAATTCTGGCACTATTGACCCGATGAATTCTAATGATAATAATAAAAATCAACTTGCTGGGTCATATTATTTTGGATTAGATTGGTCTGGTTATACAAATAGTGATGCAGCAATAAAATGTGAGGATACTTTTTATGAATTTAAATCAAATAAAGTTTATACAGTATCAAGTTTAATTGACCAATATAGGGGTGGTAGTAGTAAGGGTAATTTTATTGGGATTAAAGAAATTGCAGATACATCATGTGATGCTACAATTAATAAATACCCAGTTAATGATGGGGTTAGGAATTTTGATTTTCTATATTTTCTATTTTCAATATTATTCCTTTTATTTTCAGCACCAGGTAGAGTTCTTTTAATTGTATTTCATTTTGTTAAATTTTTATGGAACTTATTTGCTGTTCCATTGGTTTATGCTGTTTCAATTGCACTACCTATTGTTACAGCATTCTTATTTCTTCAAGCAGCAACATCTTTCCCATCAGTTGGATTGATATTAGGTTTTGCAGCATTAGGTGCTTTAGCAACAAAAGCAACAATAGAATGGTTTAAGGTTTTTAAGGATGTTAAGAATTTTAGATTTCAAGAATTAAATTTACCTATGATAACTTATCCTGATTGTGAACTTTGTGATTGTAGTGGGGGGGATATGGAGTTATCTGATAGTGGCATTCCAACTGGAGGTTTAATAACTCAATTAGCTAACCCTGCCTTGTATAAGGAAGTTATGTTTTCTAAATTAGAAACTTACATAAAAGAAAGAAAAATATACACAGATAAACTTAAAGAAAATTTATTGTTAGATTTAGATAATTTTGTTTCATTAGGTTCAGAAGCATATATAGGTCAAATATATGATGCAAATAAACCAAATAAATTTAGGGCATTATTTTCAGATGTTTACATAATGCCATCAAATAGAACACAAGTTGCAGCGGCAAGTTTAGGATTACCCCCTGCTGAAAGAATTAACAAATTTAATCATAGGGAAAATTATTTCAAGGGGAATACAAGAATTGGGGTTACTTTTGCTAGTAAATTTAATTTAAATCAACATAATGATAATGTTTTAATTGTTATTACAAGTGAAAATAGAGAATCTGGAACATTATTAACTTTTTTGAATTTTGACAAATCAAAGGATATTAATTATATATCAGGTTATACAGCCACAACAAAAATTTCAGCAGAAACAAAGAACCAAACAATAAATGTATCTTATGCAAATCCATCAAATCCAAAGGCTTCATTAAGTAAAGATTATAAATTACCATATGGTATTGACATTAATAAATATTTATTTCCTGCTGATATTGAGTTTTATCAAGTATTAACTGGTATGACAGTATCTGAATTTAATGAAAAATCTAACAAAGACAAAAATATAAGTGGTTCATTTGCAAATTCTTGTTTAAAATCAGAAATAACAGAATTAGTTTTTGATTATGATTTTGAAGGTATATTAAATTTACAAGAAAAACAAAGCAGGATGCTTCTTTGGCAAAATGATATATTTAGAACAATAGCCACTTCAAAGGGAATTATAGATTATTTTAATGATTTTGAAAATCAGTATGTTTTAATTTTGCAGAGAGGGGTTGATCCGTATTCTCCATTATATGAGAATACATATAGTTTGGGAAATATTTTTGGGTTTTCTGATATTAGTTCTATTAAAATAACTACAAATGCAAGATTAAATGTACCAATACAACCAACACAAAACTATTCAATACAAGAAATTTCCAATGCTAATGAAGTTTTATTTGATTCTTATTTTTTGAAACCTATAAATACTAGCATTGGATTTGGACCAAATCAAGCATATCCTTTTCTTACAGACGCAAATGGTTATTATTCAAATTCTATTATGTCTGGTGATTCAGCTAC